TGAAACGCGATCTACCATTGCAACGCAAGGTGAACAGCAACGTCTCGGTACGGTATCTGAAGGTGAACAACAACGGCTTGGTACGCGAGTAACCGGTGAGGAATCACGGTTAGGCACAGTAACCACTGGTGAACAACAACGCCTCGGTACGCGAGTAACTGGCGAAGAGCAACGTCGCGGTATGATTACTGAAGGTGAACAACAACGGCTTGGTACGCGAGTAACCGGTGAGGAATCACGGTTAGGCACAGTAACCGCTGGTGAACAGCAACGTCTCGGTACGGTAACTGAAGGTGAACAACAACGGCTTGGTACGCGAGTAACCGGCGAAGAGCAACGTCGCGGTACGCAAACTGCCGGCGAAGAAACGCGGAAAACCGACTTGCAGAAAATCATGCAAGAGAACTATGCTGCCAACAGGAACCGTAACTGGGCGCAAGGCTCTTATCGTGCATGATTGACTGGCTCCAGTCTTTAACTGAAAAAGACCGCGAATCCTTTCTTTCTTTTTGCAAGCAAATCTCTTCACCCATACAGATGTATCTGTACTCCCGATTTCTCGGGTTTACAGGCAGCATCGTGGAGTGCAGTGAATGGGCTGTAAAAGAATTTAAGAAGAGAAACTTCAATGGAATCATGGAGATGGAAATTGACTCCATGCAGCAGGATATTGCAAAGCTTAGGGAAGCAATTGATCTTGGCATGATCAAGCAAGACATGGGGGCCTCCAGGATCGCCATGCTCCAAAAAGAACTGCGTGGCACCATCAAGCAACTTAACGACGAAAAACACCTCACCGACAAGCAAGGTCTGATCCTCGCTGGCGCCGATCGTGCGTTGCGTGAGATGCTTTTGATCTTCCGTGATGATCCTATTGAAGGCCCCTTAGAAGAAGCGTCCATGGCAGTATGGACAAAAATTCTGCAAGAAGAATCATAAAGGTTAGTGCGCTAAGGTAAGCACATAACTGAGGTTTACATTGGCTGGCACAAGTCTTTATAGTGTTCATCGCAGAACTGCGCGTGCAGCAGCTAAACAACAAGTTGTTAAAAAAACTTCTAACATTGACACTGAACGGGCGCGTACAGATTTTGCATACTTTTGTGACGTAGTAGGAGATAAACCGCCAGCAGAACACCATAAGCAATGGCACCGCTACCTTTGTACTGGCGATAATACTGAGTGCTTGATTGCTATCGGTGGTCCCAACATTGACATCCTTGCTCCCAGGGGTAGTGCAAAAAGTACAGTTTTAGGTTTATATACAGCTTGGGCAATTGGCGTTCACGCCTTCCACAAAAAACCCTTAAAGATTCTTTACATTTCCTACACGGTTGATGTTGCTCGGCCTAAGAGTGCAGCCATCAAGCGCATCATCGAAGAAAGTAAAACGTATCGAGAAATTTTCCCTATGGTAAAAATTGCCAAAGGGATTAACTCCAACGAATACTGGAGTATTGATTGGAAGTTTGCAGGCATCAGGTCTACTGGTGAAGAAGAGTTTACAGTTTGTTGCGCCGGCCTCAAAGGCGCCGTGACCTCAAAACGAAGCCACTTATGTATAATCGACGACTGTATTAAGTCGAGCGACGACATTAAAAATAAAGACATCCGACAGATGATGGAGGACAACTGGAACTCCGTTATTGTTCCTACTATGTTTGAGGGTGGAAGAGCCATCTGCCTTGGCACTCGGTTCAGACACGACGACATTCACAGCACCACCTTCACACCACAAAATGACTGGGTTCAAATCGTTCAATCCGCAATCACTGTTGATGCTAACGGAGACGAAGTTTCTTACTGGCCTAACATGTGGTCTCTGGAGTATCTTAGCGATCGCCGCCGTCAAGCACCTATCAGTTTTAGTTTTCAGTATCAAAATCAAATTGCACAAACCAGCGAGCTTTCCCTTTCCCCTGAGCTGATTGTTAAAGGCCAAATCTCCACGGAGTTTGATGCTTTGGGGATCGGCATTGACCTCTCCGCTGGTATAAGAGAACGTAATGACTACACAGCCATAGTGCTTGGCGGCAGGATCGGCAGCAAGATTCACATCATAGATTGCAAGCGGATCCGCGTTATGGGTAACTTAGAGAAGCTGGAGTCTCTTATGGAGATGTGTTATGAGTGGGGAATTGCACACAAAGATGGAAACCAATATTTCCCCACTGGCAGCACTATTGACGTGTGGTCAGAAGCTGTGGCATACCAAGCGTCCCTTGAAGCTGACTTTAAACGGATCTGCTTGGGAGAGCACGGGCTTTACAACATTAACTGGCATGCGGTCAAAGGATTCCGTGGTGACAAGGTTGCACGCTTTAGAGGCATTATGGGATTGTTTGAGCAGCGCAAAATTACTTTTAACAAGTATCGCAAGTTCCAGGCGTTGACTGATGAGATCATTAACTTTGGCGTCAGCTCACACGACGACTGCGTCGACGCGTTAATTTGGCTCTGCAACGGATTGATGACCAGGGGGAAACTTGAGCTCGAATATTGATGTGTGCAGGATTGTAAGGGATAAAGTATTCTGGATCTAAACTTATGAAACCACCTTACAATGTCTACCGGCTATTACATTATTGAACTGGACCAGGACGCCTACGGTTCTGCTGTTGTTCCGCTCCCCGATGAGTTGTGTCACGACATGGGGCTTAGCCCTGGCGAACGATTTGATGTCGAAGTTGAAGATGATGTGATTACCCTAAAAAGGTTGCACGCCGGATACGATATTGAGGCATAATAGCTAAAGCGCTTTCCAAACGAATGTCCGAAAACAAATCTATTCTTGACGACATTTTAAAATCTGTTGTTGAGCGCGACTCAAACGGCAGTGCGGATACCATGCTCATTAATGCGCACCTTGCGCAAATGCGCATGTTTGGCATTAGGCAAGGCGTTGAGTTTTATCCAAATCAAGATAACTTTGGCACGCAACGGTTTGATTTCGTTCAGCAAGTAATCAAGTTCAACAAGCTGGACGCCCGCCTCGATTCAATGTGGGATCGCTTCTTGGCCTATGGTAAGGGTCTTTTTTATATTCGACCAACAAAGAAAACGTATAGATTGTATTGGTTTGACAAAGATGCTTATAGAACTTATTATTCACCAGATGGCGAATTAGAAGAAGTAATTATTATTTATTCATATAAGGTCAAATCTAGCAGGGGCTTTGGTGGCATTGGTCTCTCAACTGATAAGCGTTACATGCGGTTGCGGATTACTGCAACGGAAATTGAAGAGTGCCACAGCGAACAGGAAATGTCGTTTGACAGCCCTGTGGAGTTTGCAAACTTAAACAACACCACTAAAACTGTCAACAGCATGGAGTTTATCCCATGCGTAGAAGTTTTCAATAATCCCGACGCCTTTGGTACTGAGGGGCACGGAGAGTTTGAGTGGCTTTCTAACCAGATCATCGCTCATGATGAGATGGTTAAAAACATCCGAGCAAACCTTTCATTCTTTGGCAACCCTACGCTGCTGTCGTCTCGTCCCAAAGCGGACATTACTGAAGCAGTTGGTAGCGAAACCGACCAGCGCCCCAGTATTTCCAGTCAATCAGGTTTCCAATCTGAGTTCAGCCTGTCCGCCTCCACATTTAAATCGGACAACGAAAGCCGCCGCAAGCCCGGCTACTACGGAAAGCCTGGTTCAGGCCTGCGCGTCCCTAGGGTCATCGCTAACCTGGAGCCAACCGATCGTGTTGGATTTATTACGCCCAACGCTGTCAGTGCTGACCAAGCGCGTTACGCAGAACAGCTTCGTAGTGAGATCCGGCTTGCCCTTGGAGGCATCGATGACCTAAGTATCACTAACGTAACTGCGACTGAAATTAAATCAGCGTACGGACGTGTCAGTGCTACTGCAAAGAAAAAGTGCCTACAACTTTATACTTATGGTATTTGTCGTTGTCTTGAACTGATGGTTTTTCAGGAAGAGCAAATCTTCCGTAAGTCCTTGGCATTTGCTTCAGGTATTAAATACCCTGATCCTCCTGTTGATCTTCAAGATCCTGCGCAAGAAGCAAAATACGAGAAGCAAAAAAGCTTGTATGAAAAGAAACTTCAAAAAGCAATTGATAATGCCGTAGAGACAAAAACAATTCCACCAGGTGTCTTGGGTTTGGCCCCAGATGGAGATCGAACTATAGAGTGGCGTTGGATGGGTCCTGTTTATGAAGATACAACTCAGGACAAACTTAACCAATCAATCTTTACTAGGAACCTACAGGAGTTAGGTGTTGATAGCATAGAAGCACTGAAGTATTTGTTCCCTTCAAAAACGGACGACGAAGTTGCTGGCATGCTCAGCGGTTTCCCGTTCCGGATGGTGGGAGAAGTACAGAGGGCAATGTCCACATTTATTGATCTCGTAAATCAACAAATGAGGACCCCCCATCCGCAGCAACCCAACTTACCCATGGCTGCGGATCCGAGACTTGATCTCACCCCCTTCCTTTACCGAACTCTCGAAAGCCTACAAAAAGAGGTAACCTATGCAGGCCGATACCGCAATGCCGACCCAATCGGCACCCCAAGTATCTCAGACCCAGCCGATCAGCTACGCGGCTCCAGTAATGCAGCAGACGGCGTCTCAGGCACCGGCGGTAGCAACAACTTCGCAGTGGGTGGCGCCCTACCAAACAGCGGTGGCCCCGGCCCCGCAAATGCAGGCCCAGATGGGGGTTCCACAACCCCAATACAACCCTACTCCGTCGTACCCCCAGTCCTACCAGGCAGCCCCACAGGCCCCTCAAACGGACAACCCGTACAAGTCGGCGTTCAACAGCCTGGTAGGGCTCCTGAGTTCGCCCGTCCAATTCCCATTCCAGGGTCAACAATCGACCGCGACGCCTCAAGCCGTTCCGGCCAATTACAATTCCCAGGGAGTACCAACTCAGTACAGCAACCAGGGGACGCAGACCTATTCGCCTGGGATCAACAGCAACCCGGCCTACTCCAACAGTTATTCCCAAACTTCGCAGGAAATAACAGCAAACCAGCTCCGCGCAAACGGGGTAAGTGATGCCAGCCTGCAAGTTATTGATTACTTTGGTGCCGATGCCCCTGCTGTTCTCAACAACTACGCCTGCAACATTGAAGATTCACTGATCAACACCAACGCTCAGTTGGTGCAAGCAGTGAATCTTCTTCAGGAACTTTCCGTTGAGCATCAAGCTTACGAAACGATCCTGACCAATCCGGATGTCCTGGCGGACTATACTTGTGAGTTTTTTGGTGATAACGGTCCCTACCCTATCCCCGATGACGCTCCTGTGTATGGTCAGCAAGTTGGGCAACAGTTTGTTCGTCCTGCTGGTGCAGCCACTGGAATGGCCCCTGAGCGCCCTCAGATGCCCTTCCCCCCGCAGCCCCAAGTGCAAGGTAACCCTGGCGCCTTCTGGGAGAGCTTCGGCTCACTGGCCGATCGTGACCCCGCTAATGCCTGGCGTTATCTGAACCAAGCTTCAGCTAACCCTGACGTGTTCCGCCAGAAGCTCCTAGTAATGGAGTGATAATCGGATTTAATCCGATTAAGCCCCCTTTATCAGGAAAACGAATAAACGCCGTTTATCGGGAAATTAACTAAACGTAGAATAAGGGGTAGCAAAGTCTGCCCCTTTTTTATTCACTTAGTGACATGGCTGTAATCGATAAAGCTGCTGCATTTCTTTCACAACTTAAAGGGTTGCCTCAAGCCATGGGATCGGCCGTCTCTCAAGTTAATCCGGCAATGCAAACAGTTGGCTCAGACATTGCACGGCAAGGTGCCAGTGCTCTTCAGCAAGGCGCAAACGTGCTCGCTGGTGTAGGTGACGCAGCTTTTAGGCGGGGAGGTGTAACAGGTAATGTACAACCATCATTAACAAATGTTTCAAATATGTTGCACGCTGGCAGCCAAAATCTTCTTAACATGGGACCTGGCGGACAAACAGCTCTTGGTTACGGTGGAACAGGTGTTGCTGCTCTTGCTGCAGGCACAGCTGCTACTGGAATCATGCGTGCACGTAAGGATAAAAAAGAACGTTTGGCTGGTCAAAATCTAGGTGCTCAACTTGGTGTTCAGATGCCTGGCGTTATTTGATCAACTAAGTTTAGAATAAGAAACAAAGAGTACAACTCCTTTCTTTAATTAAGGTTCATAAAAATGACAGGAAGAGCTAGCGCTGGCGCCCGAGCCGCTCAATTTTTATCTCAAATTGGTACTGCGGGTGGCCCAGTCGGTGCTGCTACTGCTCCTGGTCTTGTCGGTTATGGTGCTGGCGCCCTACAGGAACAATTGATGGCCGGAAATTCCGATCCTTACGCCATGCAGCGAATGGGCGGCAATGCTCCTATGATTGGCTCCCCTGATAATCAATCGGCCCCCATGCCGGCTAATCTAAGCTCCAGCTACTTGCACTTAAATCAGCCCGGTTCGCCTCTTCCAATGTATGGGTTGATGGCGCACCAAACCATAAAAGCTGCGCAAGCCGAGCAAGACAACATTGCCGCCATGGGCCAGCAGATGCTGACTGGCATGATGCCCATGACCGGACAACTCCCCATGGGCGCAGCCGTCGCTGCTGCTCAACAACTTGGTGCGCAAGCCGCTCAACAACGCGCTCGTAAATAATTATGGATCACTCAAAAGCCAAAAAAGCTAAATCAAAAGCAAAAGCACGGACAGACCAAACTGTTGCTGAAATGCAGCAGTTGGCTATGATGCAAGAAGCGATGGCTGGCGGTGGCATTACCCCCGAGATCCAAGCACAGCAAATTGCAATGCAGGACCAAACTTCAATGGTGAATCCGTATCACCGCATGGGGATGCTCCCTAACAACTACTACAGCCCTGGTAATGTGGTTGGCGGTGGGTACGTTCCTGGAAGTTAATAACTGGCATAAGTAAGTTTCTGTTATAATTTTTATTAATGGGACGAAAGTTCCATGTGCATAGAAGATTTTTATCTTCTGGTGTCAGCTAACTTCTCTGCGCTGAGTAACCCCACATGTTTATTGATAATGATTTTCCTAAGCTGTTAGGTGCGGAGCTTTATCGCCCCCACCCGGCTTACATCGTGGAAATGGCGGCTGAACCCGTTGTTGTCCATGATTTTACCAAGCAACCTGGTCAAACCGTTCAACTTGACCGTTATCGTTTCTGGGGCAACCCTGGAACGAAGACCAGCCGCGAGCGTACACAAGATCAAACGATCGGTACCGCAAGCAGCCGGGCTATTGTCAAGGACAAAGTGCTGGTGTCACTCCGCGAGTACACCGGTCCTGCTGACCCGAACAACTCCAACCTCCCGAGCACCTTTAAGATTGCTCGTGAGACCCTGATGACCGCTCAGCGTCTGCTGCTGGACACTGGGAACCTTAATATGTTCCACCAGTCCATCGGCTCTTTGACGCTGCTCGACGACTATCGTCGTTGGCGCGATCGGGTGTTCCTGGACGAGATGGCCAAATCGGAGACCCGTGGTGCTTCCGGCGATACCCAAGGTGGTTACTACTACCCCAACGGTAAAGCTCGCACCAACTCCACCACCCTGGCCTCTTATACCGCTACCGAGTACGCTTCCGAGCGTTACAAGTTCAACGTTAAGACCGACCTTCTGGAAGTGGTTCGTCAGCTGCGCAAGCGCAACGTACCTGTGTTCCAAGACGGTTACTACCGTTGTATCGCTGATCCCTCCTTCATGCGCGATCTCCGTGCTGACCAGGGCTTCCGCGAAGTGGCTCGTTATCCCGGCATGGGTCAAGGCAACCCCCTGATGGGTGCTGCCGGTCCTAGTGGCGCCATCTATGGTGGCGGTCAGTACGGCCAAGCTCAGTTCGTGGCTGGCGAACCTGTCATGCCTACCGGTTTCGTGTTTGAAGGTGTGCGGTTCTTCGAATCCACCAACTTCGCCGCCAAGTCGATCACCGTTGATATTGGTGATGGTGCTGGCGCCGTTTCTCACACAACTCCTCCGGGCCTGTTCTTTGGTCCCCAGGCTGTTGGCGTAGGCATCGGTGGTCCTAACGCTCAGGTTCTAATCAACAACAACGACGACTTCAGCCGCTTCATCATCTTGATTTGGCAGCTGTACGCCGGTTTTGCTAACCTGAACAAGGACTTCATCACCTCTGCTTTCACTGTCATCTGATACGGAGGTAACTAACTATGGCAACTTACAAGACTAACGCTGGCAACATCCTCCAGCCTGGTGCTCAGATCAACCGTCTCTCCTCCTTCAACTCTGAAGCAGTGTTTGGCTGGCCTGGTTTCGCCGCTTACGAACTGATCGCTTATGTGCCGATCAGCAACGCAAGTGGTTCCGCCGCCAGCTTCAAGAGCCTGGATCTGATCATCCCCTCACCCGACCGCCGTACTGACGACCGCGTTCGTGACAACATCACGACCCTGGTTATCCCCGGCTCTAGCGCTGCTCCTTCTTTTGTTTACGGCGCTTCCCTCGCTGTTGCAAAAGATGTGCCCGCTGGCACCACTGCTGATCCGGCTCCTGGCTTCCCTGCCACCCCCGTGACCGCAGACCTGAAGTTTACTAACGCTTCAGACATCCTGATGCTTGGCCCCACCTCCAGCGGCAACCCCGTTGGCCTCACGGCTTCTCCTCAGCTCAACGGTATTGCTGCAGCCAGCTCCTACCTGACTGCTTCCAGCAACACTATTGCTCAAGGCTCTTCCGCTACCACTGGCGGCGGTACCACTGGCGGTTTTGTTCCGTTCCTTAACTCGGTTCAGGCTGCTACTACTGATACCA